GGTAAACCTATGAAGGCTGAAGGCTACAACACTCGCCGGTTCGCGCCGGCCTATGTGAAGCCGATGATGCCGGTGGACCCGGAGCGTCTGATCAAGCGGATGGCAGGTGAGCCGTACACCGGCGCCATGAATCTGCAATCCCGTCGCAACGCTATCGTGGCAGACATCCTGTCCGAGGAACGCGACATGATCTATCGTCGCTGGGAACTCATGGCTGCCCAGGCCGTGATGAACGGCGAGGTGATTGTTGAAGGTGAGGACTACCCGACCCAGACCGTGGCATTTGGTCGTGACGCCAACAACACCATGGTATTGAGTGGCACCGACGTGTGGAGCGACACCAGCAACTCCAAACCACTGAGGGACCTGGAGGGATGGTCCCTGTCCATGGCCCGCGCCGGCGGCTACCCGGTCACTGACTGGGTGATGGGTGTGGATGCCTGGCAGTCGTTCTGGGAACACCCGGACGTTCAGAAGCAACTGAACACCGACATCAAGAACTCCAGCCAGATCATGTTGGACCTGGGGATCAACCAAGCCGACGAGAACGGTGCCATCATTCAGTTGAAGGGCACCCTCGGTTCCGGCGTTCGTGTGTGGGTGTACTCCGACATCTATGAGGACGACGACGGCAACAACGTCGAAATCATGGACTCCAAGGCGGTCGTCGGTATCAACCCGACCGGGGTTCAGGGTGTGCGCTGCTTCGGTGCCATCATGGACGCTGAAGCCGGTTACCAGTCTCTGGATATTTTCCCGAAGAACTGGCCCGAACAGAATCCGTCCGTCGAGTACGTGATGTCTCAGTCGGCACCGCTGATGGTGCCCCGGCGTCCGAACGCGACCTTCAAGGCGACCGTTCTGGCGTAAACGGGTAACGTCCCGGGGTACTTTTGTGCCCCGGGATACAACTAACAGTTGAGTTTAGGGTGATCTCCCATGAAACTGACAGCAATCAACCGAGTACAGGGCGTCAAGGTCCTGGCAGGCAAAGGTAAGGGTGGTAACACCGCCTACGCCAACGACGTATTTGAACCCAAGACCACCGCCGAAGGTGAGCGTCTGGTCGAATTGGGAGTGGCCGTGGAATATAAGGTGCACGACCCGCTGGCCGAGGCTGAAGCCGAAGAAGGCGGCAAGACCAAGAAGACTACCACCAGAAAGACCGCGACCAAGAAGACGGGTGGGCAGAAAGCCGAAGACGGCTCTGACACCGCGAATGATGAAGACCTGGGCCTGGGTGAGTAAGTGAACTGGGCTCTCGTCAAGCAAAAAGCCCGGGATGCCGTCCATGGGGCATTCTCTGTCCCGGGCTTTTTCACCGACGCCAGCAATGTTGACCTGCCGATCACCGTTCGCTTGCACCGGAAGTCGGCTTACATCGGGGACGATTACGACGAGTTCTCCCCGGGTCTTTTCTCAGAGATCAACCGTGTGATTGTTGATCTGCGAGAAGTGACCCCGCAGCGAGGTGCTGTCATCCGCATTCCGGACTTCGAGGATGTGGAGGTGACCATCGAGAATTACAGGGCTCAGGGTGAGTATTATGCCCTGTGTGAGGTGAGGACATGAGCCTGGGTTTACAGTTCAACGTGACCGGCGACAAGGACATGGTGGACTACCTGCGGAAGTATCCCAAGGTGGCCCGCAACGCTGCCCGCCTGGCGATCAACGACACGATCCGACGGGGCCGCCGGCAGGCCAAGCAGGAAATCCTGAAGCAGGTTAACCTCAAACCGAGTTATGTGAACAAGACCCGGTTGACGGAAAACCTGGCCTCCAACGACAACCTGACGGGTTCTATCGTTGGTCGGCGCCGTCCGACCTCACTGGCTCGGTTCGACTCGGTGGCACTCTACCAGCCGAACCGCACCAAGTCAGGCCGTAAACCCGCCGGTGTCACTGTCCGGGTGAAGCGTGGTCGCAAGAAGATTCCCAACGCCTTCCTGATCAACCTGAAGGCCGGTAACCGGGACGGTGCCAACCAGGGACTTGCAATCCGGGTGCCCTCGGGTAAAAAGCCCCGCCGCCGGTTCAACGCCAAGCCGCTCTACAAGAATCAGAGTAGTGACGTGTACCTGCTGTACGGCCCGTCTATCCAGCAGGTGTTCGACGACGTGGCCGAGGACCTGGAGCCGCAACTGGGCACTTACCTGAACCGTGAGTTCCGGCGTCAATTCGGGAGGTTGTATCGTGGCTGAGAGTAAGCGACTGCAGATTCTCAAGGCCCTGACCACTCACCTGGAAGGTGTTGACGGTTACGACCTGGTCAACAAGGTGTGGCGTGGCCGTAGCCGTCCGGCTGATGAAAGCGTGGCCCCGTTCATAATCTTGTTTGAAATGCCTCCTGAAGCAGAGAACCAGGCAGACGAACGGGTGGCCTCAATGCCTTGGTATATCGGCATTCAGGGTTACATCGGAACAGACAATGTTCATCCGACTGACCCGGCCCACGACTTCATGGCCGCCGTGAAGGCCCGGGTAGGGCAATTGCTGGACGACGGTGGTGCTAGCCGACCACCGGCCGATTACATGCTTGGTGGCCTGGTAGAGAACCTTCAGGTGGATGGAGGTATGTGCTTCGACGGTGATGAAACAATCAATTGTTGTTTTTTCGCCCTGAAGTTGACTCTGACCGTGGTGGAGAACTTGGGAGACCCGTATGCGGAAGCGTAAACAGAATCAGCCCGTCGAGGGAGACGTTCTGGATGAACCTGTCCAGGAGAAAGCCCTTGAAGGGGAACTGGTCACCGGACCCCGGGAATACACCCTGGAGAAACCCATCACCTATAAGGGTGACTCCAAGGTGCCCGGGAATAAGGTGGAATTGAACGACCGACAGGCCAAGCGGCTGAAAGGGTCGGGACACATTTGACGACGTAGGAGACTACAGCAATGGCTAAGTCTGATTCCAAAAACTACGTGCTCGGTCGCGGAAAACTGTACTTCGACCCTTACGCACCGGGCACCAAGAACATCACGGGTGAGCGTTACCTTGGTAACACCACCGAATTCAACATGACCATCGAGAGTGAGTCGCTGGATCACTTCGACAGTGACCAGGGTGTTCGCACCAAGGATGACAGTGTAATCCTGGAGTTGACCCGGACGGCCAGTCTGACCACCGACAACATCAGCGAGGAAAATGCTGCTCTGTTCGTGCTGGGTGACGTGTCGGAGATCACGCAGAACGGTGATCCGGTAGTTGGTGAATCCCTGGGCATGGCAATGCCGGATCGCTACTACCAGTTGGGTGCTGACGACACGAACCCACAAGGTGTTCGTAACCTGAGTGCTGTAACGGTCAACATCGACCCGAACGGTACTTCCAGCGAGGCCGTGCTGGACACGGATTACGAACTGGACGCTGAACTGGGTCGAATTTACATTATCTACGGTGGCGCCATTGACGGCAACACGGAAATCGCTGTGGACTACACTCCCGAGGCGAATACCCGTCGCCGGGTTACCACGTCTGCCGCGGCATCCGTGGAAGGTGCCTTGCGGTTCGTCGCCTTCAACGCCAAGGGTAAGCAGAAGGATGTTTACATCCCTTATGTGACCCTGCAACCAACCGGTGACTGGACTCTGAAGGGTGACGACTGGCAGAACATGGCGTTCTCTGCGGAGATCGGTGAATTGCCAGGTAAGGCTGCCTTGTACATCGACGGTCGCCCTGTGGTGGCCTAAATACAACTGAAAATAGGGCGATCAACCCATGAATGATTTTCTCTACAGCACGACAGACGTGAGGTGGGGGAAAGAAGGCGAGAAGGTCCTGACTGTTCGAGGATTGAGCACTCAGGACCTGACCATCGCCATTCGGACCCACAAAGATTCATTGACCAAAGCGTTCTCTTTCGTTGAGGAACGTTTTGATGACGATCAGAGTTTGACCGAGTTCGGCATGGAACTGATGGAACAGTTCCCTGATTTGGTGGCGCTACTGATCGCCCTCGCTGCTGATATGCCGGACAGGGCCGGGGAGGTGTTACGTCTCCCCGCCCCTCTCCAATTGAAGCTGATGGAGGCGATTTACGAGTTGACCATTGAGGACACGGGGGGACTGCAGGATTTTTTGCAAAACGTGTTCGCTCTCCTGAACCGGATGAAAGTGACGACCCGCTCGCTGAATTCTCTGCGGGATCAGCCGGAGGCGAACACTGGTACCTCACTCTCAGGCGAAGCGTCAGCTTCCTGAAGAATCAGGGACATCATCAGGCCCACACTTATCCGGTGGGCACCCTGATGGTCGAGGTTCGGTTGGCAGAGGAACACGTTAACCGACAACTGGCGACCGAAGGGATCATCACCCAGACGGCAATAGCGTCGGTGCTCTCCAAGGAAGGTGGTAAGGCATTCAAACAGTTGATCAAGGGGCTGACCGATGGCAGCGAATAAGAAGGGTGATGTTGAACTCGTCGTCTCGGCAAAGAACGAGGCCACCAAGACCATCGAAGAACTGGTGGATGCCGTCCAGGCACTCGGCAAGGAGGCCGGGTCTTCCGGCATTGGTGGCATCTTCAAGAAGTTGAGTC